GATGGCACCGAGACCGCCGCTGCTGAGTCCGTAGGCGTGGCCCGTCGCCTGCACTGCGTCAGGACCACCGCCCGTGAACTCGACCGGGTAGAGGTGATCCATCACATAGCCATCGCCGGGCGTGAGGCGTTCGATTGCGCCGACGCCGTTCGCCATCTGCGACGTATAACCCGGAGCCGTGAGGATGCGCGGCGTGAAGCCGAGCTTCGCCGACGACTTCAGGAACGCCCACATCCCCGTCGAGTTCAGCGAATCACCAGCGATCTTCGAGATCGTCTGCTGGAGCTTGATCGCCGGATCGGGATCGGTGCCCTCGGCCGTGCGGACGATGACGATGCGCGCGGCGAACTGCGTCTCGCCGAGTTGGTCGTTCACGCCCCGCACCGCGTCTTGCAGATAGCCGGAACTGCCGAGCTTCTTCGTCTTCGTGTTGTCGTTCGAGTTGAGGAAGACCGGCGTGTCGAGCGGGAAGATGACGGGGTCGGCGAGTGCTGCGGGGCCGATGATGCCGATGGTCGAAAGATCGGCAGCCAGTACCGGCCGCGCGCCTTCGTCGACTTTACGGATACTAATACCAAATACCGGGTCTGCCATTTGTGTCTCTCCTGTTTGATAGAACGTGATGGGTTTAGAAGGTGCTGGCGGGCGTCGAGATTTCCAGTTGCTTGGCTGTCAGCGCGTGGAGCTTCACCGACAGAAGCAACTCAGGTTCGTTGCCGGTGGGTGGAAGCGAGAAGATGCGAATCTCGCGGACGAAGTCGCCGATGTTCTGGTCCTGAACAATCGGAGTCACCATGACGCTTCCGACCGGATTGCATGTCATCCGCGCCGCTACCGTTCGCAGCGGGGTGACCGGCTCGACCTGATGCGCGACCGGGACTTGCTGGGTCTGTCGGCCCTCGAAGAATGCTACGTCCGCCATGTTGTCTCCTTTCAGGCGACCTTGAGAATCGAGATGACGTTAGCGTGCCCCGGCATCGTGACGACCGAGCAGACGAACTGCGATCCGACAGTGGCGTCCGCAGCGCCGTCGACCTTGGTCCAGCCCGTGAAGGTGATCACGCCCGCGCCGCTGGCATTGGTGATGTGAACCGTGCATTGCCCCGACACCGCAGCGGGCGAGATGGTGCCCGCACCGTTGTTGGTGATCCGCTGAATCGGACGGTCACCGGGGTCGATGTTAATCGTCGCGCCGAGAAGGTTGCCGAGCGACTTGACGGTGACGCTGGCTCCACCGGAGATCACCTGATCTTCCGCCGTGTTCAGGTTGCCGATGTAGTCGTGGAGGTAGCCGTACTTCGGCGACCACATGCTGCCGTCGGTCAGGAAATAGGCCGCCCACGCACCCCCGGTGCCAAGGAAGCCAACCGCCCCATCGTTGGCGTAGACAAACATGGTGCCAAAGTCGTCCACCATGGCGATGCGCGCCGGGACCGACGTGCTGCCGACATACAGCGTGTTGGGGATCGCCACAGCGCCGGTCGCGCGATCAACAGCCAAAGCGTTCCCGAGTAGCAAACCGGCGTCGCTGTAGCGCACCAGCGCGAAGTCGCTGCCAGCATCGCCGCCAGCCTCAGGCGCGGCGTTGCCCATAAACATCTGCCAGCGCACCACGCCGCTCGGCGACCGCGACTCGATGAAGCGGTTCTGCGCTGTGGCCAAACTCTGCAAGTACAGCACAGGAGAGGAGCCGCGAACGCCGAGGTAGTCGTTCACCCAGTGCGGGCCACCCACCACCCCATCGACATACTGCTTGGTCGCGGCATGCAGCAGGTTGACCGGGTTGGCGTGCAGCGTCAGGTAGCCCGTCAGCGTGCCGCCGCTCAGCAGCAGCGAACCGCCACCCAAGTACTCCTGAATGCGGGCGCGGACCCACGCGCTGGTCACGAGCGTCGCGTCGTTCGATCCGGCTATCGGAGAGATGCCTGCCTGCACCGTCTCGAACGGCACCGTGCCGTCGCGACGGACGTAGGCGTAGACATCGAGTCCGGATTCCGCCAGAGCGTCGGCAGCCGCGATGATCTCCGCATGCTTGATGAGGATATCAGCGTGCGCCACCTCGACATCGTCGTGCATCGGCCCGACGGCGTCATGGTATAGCTTGGTCGAGTCCGCCATGCCCGGCGTTGACGAGACCATCCAGTCCGCCCACGGCCCCGGATTGCCGTGGATCGCGGTGACCTCCATCTCAAGCAAGCCGTCTTCTTGATGGTAGCCGATCAGACGAGCAATGCCGTAGTCATCGGCCGAGTGCTCGACGATCAGATAGGGTGACGGCGTGAACGATGTGCGCTGCGGGCCCTCGTCCACGAACATCGCCATGTAGCCCATCACGAGCGTGTACGATGTCGAGACCGGAGCGAGCAGAAAGCCGAGCCTAGTGACGGCGATGATGGCCTCAGTCGCCGGAATCAAAATCTCGTTCATGCGCAGCAACGCGGCTGCGCGTATCTCTTCCGTCAGTTCCTCAACGATATCCTGCTGGGACTCGATGTTCTGAAACCGACCCTCAAGCGAGGGCAGCAGTCGCTTCATGTACGGAAGCAACTGCGTCCCCGGCTTCAACTCAAATTCTTCGTCGAGCCGTTTCAGTGCCATGATCAGCCCTTGCTGCTCTTGCTGCTGGTCTTGCCGCCGCTCTGTGCCGCACTCGGTGCCACATCGGGATCGGCAGGAACGTCGCCGATCTCCACCGCGTCGATGACGGACGCGGCCACTGCGGTGCAGGCGGCTCCCACCATCGTGTACTGCTTGCCGGGCGCGAGCGTGCGGCCAGCGAAGACCGCAGGCTTGCCGAGCGTGATGCCGTAGACCTTCAGCGGATCGTAGGATGCGGGCGGCGTCGCCCTTCCTTCCCGATCCTTCGGCGGAGAGTCTTCCGACGCGCTCGACGGCCCGCCGATATTGATCACCCGGTCGTCGAGCCACTCACCCTTTCGCACCTCGCGCCGGGAGCCCTTGCCGCCGTTGCCGGGTTGCCGCATCGCAATCGAACGACCCGGATCGAGGCGGGCTCGCGCCCGCGCGAGCGCGCTCTCGCTGATCGGCACATTGACGTTTTGATTCGGATGTTTGTCTGTAGCCATTTCGCTCTCCGGTTAAAGGAAGACACCGATGTCGATGCGCTCGCCGACAAGGTAGCAGGCCAAGACGTTGTCAGTCGTGCCCTCGCTCCTGATCTTGTAGGCACTGATCGCGGTGCCGCCGAGCGCGGCAAGGTCCCACGTGCAGCGACGCAGCAACACCGTCGGATCGTCTGGATCGGGCAGGTCCTCAATCAGCGAAGGCGTCCGCACCGCCGTGTAGCCAGCGCCGGTCAGGAGCCTCGGCGTGAAGGTGTGGTAGGGAGGGCCCCGCCAGCCTTCGAGACGGAAGTCGCAGTAGACCGTGTTGACCGCAGACGGCATCGTCCTCGCCGTCGAGATGTGGCGGAAGTCGGAACGCGGTCGCGATGTCATCGAGCGGCTGTTCGAGGCGACGCCGATGCCCGGCATCTCGTCGGTCGTTCCGATGAACGTCACGCGGAACGGCAGCAGCGGCGGAAGGTTCACCAGCGGGTTGCTCTCGTAGTAGCCGAGCGGATACCAGATGCCGCCATGCTGCACCTCGAAGTTGATCGAAGTCCCCGGCGGGCGCGTGGAGTCGAAGTTGAGATCAATCGCGGCGATGCCGTCTGTCAGTTCGAGCGACAGCAACATCACCTCGCAGCGGTTCGACCTGAACTTCGCAAAGTTCAGCCGCATCGCCATGTCCTTGCTCAGGTCACCAACCGACCACGCGCCGTCGGTCGAATGGAAGAGCGAGCCCTGAGCGAACTTGTTGTTGTGGACCAGCGCGACGAAGTGGTTGCCGGGGGTCTGGAGAACGATGCCGTAACGGCCGCCCTTCGCCAGATACGTCGGGATGAACCCGACGCGCGTGTGGTACGGCGGAGCGCGCAGCAAATCAGCCGCGATGGTCGTGCGCGCTATCGTCCGCTCGAAGTTCGGCGCACCGGATTCATCGCACTCGCAGACCAGCACATGCACGTCGCCGGTCGTCGCTACGCGCGTGAAGAACAGATCGACCGATGTCAGCCAGCCACCCTGTGAATTGAGGAACGACTGCGAGATCACCGACCCACTGAGACCGTCGACGGTGACGACCTGTCTCCAGTAGTAGCTGTCGACGATCTCATCGACCCAGAACTGCACCAGCCGAAGCACGGTGTGGCCGGGGTTGTCCATCACGTCGAGAATTTGGAAGGTCTCTTCTCCACGTGTCAGGATGTTTCGAAGCGGGTCATAAATCAGATCGGTGTTCGGCGTGAACCCGCCAGTATGACGGCCGGGGTTGGGGTTGAAGCCCGACTGCCAATCATGACCAGATGGAGCGAACCACCACACACCGTTGCTGCACACAACGAATGGTGTGCCCCATCGGATGCGCGTTCTGGTCTTGCTGCACAACTCCCAACTGATCGTTTGATATTGATACTGCGAGATCGAAATCTCGGAGTCGGTGCCCAGCACCTCGATGCGAGCCACCTGATCGTAGGCCGGGAGAATGAAGTTCGACTGGTTGAAGACAGCCGAGTCCATCGGGTTGAGAAGGCCCATCTGCGAGTCGCGCATCGCGGCGTCGCCGAAGCGAACGCCCTCCTCGACCTTGGCAAGGAAGTCGACGTGCAAGATGTCGCTCTCGTCGTCGGTCAGGAAGTGATCGGAACCCCATGCGGTGTAGTTGTCGGGGAGATCGACCTTCTCCTTCACGCGCGCGAGGTCTGTTGCAATCGTCATTGTGAACTTCATCGACGCCGTGCCGTTCAGGCGGGCCTGCAACGCAGCGATGTCGGTCGCCAGCGTGTCGAGGCGCGATGACGTGCGAGAGCGCCACGCATCGTTCTCGTTCATTCTGGAGTCGAGATCGCGCAGGTTCGGCGCGCGGTTCTCTTCCACCATCGTGATCGAGACGATGCCGGTGGTGTCGAGCAGGATGTACGCGACCGCGAGCGTGTTGGTCGCAACCGGCGGCAACTGAGGATCAGGCCCTTCGCCACCAGCAACCGTCGAGACGTTCGCCCAGCGTCGGCTCTCGGTCGACACGACGCGCGCCACCGTCGCTCTGGTCACCGGATCGGTGAGGAAGGTGCGCGGCTCGGTGTCGGTCTGAATCTCCTGACCCCAGACAACGATGGCGACATAGCGGCGCGTGACAACCGGCAAGACACTGAGCAGATCAATCGAGGAGCCGCCCTCGTTGTCGTTATAAAACACGAGACCATTGTGATAGAGGCGGCCGTTGCCAACAGTGACCACAGCCGGTGCGGTCTGCACCGTCGTGAACCCGGTGAACGCCATGTCGGGGATGATCGTGTCCCAGACCAAGTGATCGAACGACGCGCGAGGGAATAGGCCGAAGTTGT